TTCATAAGTTCTGCAATTTCCCATTCTTGTTCTTCAGAAGCCTGGTCATCGTATGGTGCTTCATAATAGGATTCAAGTTTTGACATAATTAAAAGCCTCCCAAGATTGCATAACCAACCATTGCGCCAAGAACTATGCCAGTTGCTACTAAAGTTGCCAACTCAATAAATTTAGATTTCATTTTTATTTCCCTTCATCACTTGTTGAACTAGACTCCACTATACCATAAAAACCACTTTGCAACACTTTTTAATAAATATTTTTACTTTGTTGTTTTTTTGTTTATTTGTGATAATATAACACAACTTTAGGAGGAATCATGGACATTTATTTGGAATTAAAGACGGAATTTGGAAGCCTTTATAGGCTTGCACAGCTTTTAGAACTTAGAGAAACGGCCATTTATCAATGGAAAGCCAGGACTAACATACCTATTAAGCATATTCGCAAGATTGAGGAGCTTTCAAAGGGGCGAATTACTAGAGAAATGCTTAGACCTGACATTTTTGCAAAGGGCTGAAATGCACTATTACCAACACAATATTGGAGATTATCGTAAAGATACTTCTCATTTATCCTTGCTTGAACATGGAATTTACAGGCAGCTCTTGGATAGTTATTATCTTGATGAAATGCCATTGAGCAATGACCTTGCAAAGCTAATGCGTTCGCATAGCGTTCGCAATGCAGACGAACAACAAGCGCTTCAAAATGTACTTACAGACTTCTTTGAATTGACCGAAAATGGTTATATTCATAAAAGATGTGAAGATGGAATAGATAAATTTCATGGTAAATCAGCTAGTGCTAGAGCATCCGCAATGGCTCGCTGGAGCAGTAAACATAAGGAAATTGATGCGAACGCAATGCCAACGCAATCCGAAGGCAATGCTAACCATAAACCAATAACCAATAACCATAAACCAATAACCAATATAAAAACAATACAAGCACCTGAAGGTGTATCAGTTGAAGTCTGGAATGATTTTGTTTTGCAAAGAAAGAAATCAAGGGCTGTAATTTCTGAGAATGTAATCAAAACCATTGCAAAAGAAGCTCAAAAAGCTAATTGGACCTTAGAGCAAGCATTGGCTGAATGTTCTGCAAGGGGTTGGAGAGGCTTTAAAGCGGAATGGGTTATTGAGAAACAAACGCAAGAAAACAAAAATTCAACTGTTTTGCAAGGTTTAACAAGAGGTTTAATCGGAGGAAAAAACAATGTCGGTTTACTTGGAAAGTGATTTCACGACTGCTGATAACGGCATGGATTATATTTTTGGCAAGATGGGCGCAATTTATGGGGCTTCTTTTGCTAGGCATTGGGATGGAGTTGATTTGAGTTTGGTTAGGCAGACTTGGAAGGAAATGCTAGGGGTATATGCCACCTACAAGCCTACATTGGACTTTGCCCTTAACTCAATGAATCAATCATTTGTACCATCTGCAATCGCTTTTAAAGATTTATGTAGCCAGGCTGGAAGGATTCCAGTTAAGCCAGAAAGAACTTTGACTCATCAAAAAACTAGAGAAGAAGTATTTCAAGCAAGTATTGAAAAACAAAAAGCACTAGAAAAAATTAAAGAATTTACTCAAGGAATTGTTAAATGAAGGTTCTTGTTGCTTGTGAATTTAGCGGAACTGTCAGAGATGCCTTTATTGGGGGGGGCATGAAGCCATGAGTTGTGATTTAGAGCCTACTGAAGTTGCTGGGCCTCATTACCAAGGTGATGTTATGGACATAATTAATGATGGCTGGGATTTAATGATTGCCCATCCACCATGTACTCATTTGGCGGTTAGTGGAGCTAGACATTTTGCAAAAAAACAAGCTGATGGTCGACAACAGCAAGGTATTGATTTTTTTATGGCTTTGACTAATTCAAATATTCCTAAATATGCAATAGAAAACCCAATAGGAATTATGAGCAATTTATGGAGAAAACCTGACCAAATTATTAATCCTTGGGAATATGGTCATAAAGCAACAAAAGCTACTTGTCTTTGGATTAAAGGTCTGCCTTTGCTTAAACCCACAAATATTGTAGAAAAAGGTGATGTTTGGGTAGCAAAAAGCGGAAAGCGCATGAGTCAATGGTATTACGACAGTTCCTGTTTACCACCGAAAGAAAGAGAAAAAATGAGAAATAAGACTTTTAAAGGGATTGCAGATGCTATGGCTAATCAATGGGGTAATGATGAAATTAAAGGACAGTTGGAATTATTGTGAAAATTTTGCCTATTAAAAATGAAGAAACTTACCCTTGGTTATTGCAAAAGCACTATGCCAAAAGAATTCCTCAAATAATGTTTGCTTTTGGTCTTTATGAAGAAAATCAACTTGTAGGAGTTGTAACTTATGGAATACCAGCTTCTCCTGCGCTTTGTATGGGAATTTGCGGAAAAGAGTATTCAGACAAAGTATTGGAATTAAATAGGGTTTGTTTGCTTAACAATAACAAAAATCAAGCTAGTTTTCTTGTTGCCAACTCCATAAAATTATTGCCAAAACCTACCATAGTTGTGTCCTATGCAGATTCTGGCAAAGGTCATGTTGGCTATGTTTATCAAGCTACTAATTTTTTATTTACTGGAACAACTAAAGAAAGAACTGATATGAGTTCTGGAGATGGAAAGCATAGCCGTCATGCTACAGACCCATCAATTCGCCAATTTAGAAGCGCAAAGCATCGCTATATTTATTTTCATGGCAATAAAACTCAAAAAAAAGCTATGGGTAAATTATTGAAATATGGCATTAAACCTTATCCAAAGGGAGATTCACAAAAATATGATTCTGGGACATTAGTAGAAACTCAGGGGATTTTGTTTGGATGAGGAGAGGTATCGGCATCAATGCGCTGTTCGCCAACTCATTATGTGGCGCAGACAATGGGGTTTAAAAGCTTTTAGGGAATATATGCACAAGCATAAGTTGAATTGGCAGTTGGTAAGGGATTTTGAGGAGCAATGGGTTAGAGGTAATAGGGCTGATAAAAAAGGAGAATGGAAATAATGAATCTTGAGCAATTAAATGAAAACAGAGTAGAACAAGCCCTTACTAGACTTGCTAGTACCGATAACCAACACGCAGAGTTAGCAGGTCAGGTTAAATACCTTGAGGAAGCCATTAAACAGGCTAAGAGCCATTCTTTTCTACTATCTGATGGCACAGTAGCCGAAAGAGAAGCAAAGGCGCTATCAAGCGTTAAATACGCTGATGCAGTCAAAATGCACATAGATGCTTATGTTCAATTTAAGACGATTGACAATGAGCGTAACCATGAATTAAGAATTATTGAAATATGGCGTACTTTATCTTCTAATCGCAGACAAGGAAATATGTAAATGAAAGACTTTAGCGTACCTTATTTAGCAGCAAAACGCCTTTTAGATGATTATTACAAGGCTTCTATTCAACAAGATAAAGCAAAGGCTTATCAAATTGCCAATGATTTAGTAGAAATGGCATTAAAACTAGAGGATATAGCTCATGCTAATGCGTAATATATTTGCAACGCATACAGATTATGGTGATTTTAAAGGCTTAATTGCTGAAAACCCTCATTTTGTTCCTAGTAATGTAGACGGAATATGTGAACGCAAAGGCAAATTTTTAGTAATGGAATGGAAACGACCTGGCGAAGCTGTCAGCAAAGGTCAAGAGTATTTAATAAAAGCATTAGCAAAACAGCCTAATTTCATTGTTATCATCATTTATGGCGATACAGACGATGAAACAGTAGTTCATAAGTATTACTTGGTAAACCAAGATGGTTCTTGCACTTTAGCCGGCAATAGTTTTGAAATGCTTAAACAGTTTTACATTCAATGGTATGAAATGGCTGATGGCAACTAAAGCTGAGAAAGATGTATATGCTAAATTGGCACGATATGGCTGCGTTTTATGCAAACAAACGGGAATTCGTGAACTTGAGGATTCCCCTACCGAAATGCACCATATTAGAAGATATGGCGGAAAAAGAAGCTTTGCTCCTGTTATACCCTTATGCGCCATTCATCACAGACTTGGAGATTCCAGTATTCATGCACTTGGACATAAAGGATTTGAAAAGTATTGGGGTTTCTCTGAAGAAGATTTGTTAGAAAGAATGAATGAAATATGCTAAACGAGTAGACGAAAATCAAAACCTTATAAAACATTCATTTATTGCTTTAGGAGCTTCTGTTCTTAATTTATCAAGGGTTGGACAAGGTTGCCCAGACCTTTTAATTGGATATAAGGGTAAATCTGTACTGGTTGAAGTAAAATCGGCAAAAGGCACTTTTACAG